GTAGCGTGTTTGCACTGTACGAATCGCTGTGCCGTGGGCCGTCTTGATACTCTCGGCTCCCGTTGCTTTGCAAGTCTCAAGCAAGTTTGATTCAACCAAACCCATTTGCTCTTTGATTGCAAGGTCTTCTGCTTCGTACTTCGCTTTGAGGGCGGCACGGGCATCGCGCATCTTAATGTATACGCGTACTAATTTATCTGCTGTTATATCCATGTTGCTTTCCGTTTCGTTTTTTGGTTAATGATACATCCTATCTTTACTTTGTCAAGTACCTCCATAAATTTATTTGTTTAAGTCAAATTCATCTTTATAAAGTTCCATTAAATTGAACTGCGCTAACTCTTTTGTTTCTAAAGCTTTGTACAGCTTGGCCTCTACTGGACTTCCTTGGAGCTTGACAACCAAACATTTGTTCACTTGCCCTGCCCTGTGGATACGTGCATTGGCTTGCGCGTATGTCTCGTATGATGTAATGGGCGCCCACCACACAATCGTGTTTGCCGCGTGCAAGGTGACACCGTGTGATGCAGCTTGAGGCTGTATGACAAGCACCCGTGGGTCGGGTTCATCTTGAAACTTACGAAAGATTTCAGTGCGCCTGCCAGCAGGTACACCCCCGTGTATCACGTCCACTGTGTAGCCATCCCTGCGTAGCTCTTCGTACAGAATCTCAATCGCATGGCGGTATGGGGCAAACACCAATACCTTATGGCTGGATTCGTCAATGACTTCTTTGAGCACTGCCGTACGGCTACTGGCATCAAAGGTCACGATCTCACCACTATCGGAATAGACCGCGCCACAGGAAATCTGCAGTAGCTTGTTCAGCTTAGCGGCGGCGTTGATTGCCGTGACTTCCTCCCCTGCCGCTTGCATGGCCATCACCTTGCGTAGCTTCTCGTAGTAGCGTATCTGCTGTGGTGTCATAGGTACTTCACGCTCTGCGTACAGCAAGTCTGGCAGGTCAAGGCACTGCTCTTTGGTGAACCTGATGGCGGGCTGAAGCAGTGTGCTGACCACCTGCTCTGCTTCCCGTTTGGGTGCCCACTTGAACTGAGTGATCTTGTTCATCACTTGGTCGCGGTACATGGAGAAGCTACGGGGTGTAGCTGATGGGTTAACTAACTTGGCCAGACCATACGCATCAAGGGGTGACTGAGAGGCAGGGGTTCCTGTCAACATCCACAACCACATGTTTGGTTTAAGTATGCGGTTCAGTGTGCGCCAGCGGGTGGTGGTTGCGGTCTTGTAGGCGTTGGCTTCGTCAATCACTATCATGTCAAAGTTTGCCTTGATGATGTCGTCTTCCACGATGGGCATACCGTCATAGTTGATAATCACAAACTCTGCATCTGAATTGATTACTTGCTGCCGCTTTTCTTTTGAGCCGTAGGCGATGCCAACCTTCCTGTGCATTGCACCTTTGAAGATGTCGTTCTGCCACGCTGACTGCATGATTGAAAGGGGGCAAACAATGAGCACACGTTTGATGTGCTTGGTGTTCATCAGGTAATCACACGCCCACGTGATGGAAAGAGTTTTACCAGTTCCCGGCTCTGAGAAGCAGAAAGCACGGCGGTGCAGGGTGAGAAACGCGGCTGTTTGTTTCTGGTGTGTGAACGGCTGATAGATACCCGGCCACTTGTACTTGGCAACGATGGGGGATGGTACGTTCTTGACCTTCAGGTTCTTCAGCACCTGCGCTTCCTCCAAACCCCAGTGCACCATCACGGTACTGACTGGCCCCTCCTCAAGCAACGCGCTCTTGGGTATCACGTTCAAGACCCTGTACGGGTTCTTTAATTTAAGTTTTAATGCTTTTCCGTCAATGATTTCCATACATTCTCCAATGCAGAACAGACCGAAAGTGACATCCACTTTCGATCGCTATGTGACACCTTACGGGTGTCAATCGGTCAGATCATTTAAACGGAATGTTAAAAACTCTGACTGATGCGGTTTAAGGGTTCAACTTTAAAAAGCCCCCCGTGCCACCACTCACACCTGACGTGGCACGTATTACACATATTATTTTTTCTTGGGTTTGTTTACCTTCACGGTGTGGTCGCTGTTACGGCTGAACGAACGGTTGGCGCTTGGCGTTTTGAGTTGCAGGTTGCTCTTGGCCGTGCTTCCACCTTTAGATAGTGGGCGCTTGTGGTCAATATCTTTTCCCTTGCGGTCAATGCCTTCGCGGTCGTATAGGTCACGGGCTTGCTCACGTTTTCTTCTTGTAGGTAATTCATTTCTATCCAACTGCTGTTGGTATTCTTTCTTATAGGGTCTGGCTTTGTTTACATAGGGCATATCATTTCCTTCCACAGTGGGCGCAGGATGACACCCAGCAGTAATTTTTACACAATCCGTTAGGTTTTGCATTCCAAATATCTGCGCTGTAGGCACCTTCCAACATCATGACTTTGGGCATCCAGTTGCCCCAGTACCTGTGCTGTTGTTCTACTTCAAACATAGTTGGTACAAACTTGTCTTCCGCTAGGAACAGCAACCCACCCTTGACCTTCTTGACTTCTGGGAACATCTTGAACACTGCAAGCGCCATGAGTTCCAACTGCCCTAGGTCAGCGTAGCGGGACTTGCCAAGCTTGTAGTCAACCACACGGGCTTCACCCTTCTCGCGGTCAATGATGAGCAGGTCAGCCACGCCACGGAACCAGCAGTCAGGGTCAAAGAAGTCGCAGGGTTCTAGCTTCTCAGTCAGTGCCATCTTTAATTCACAGAACTTCTCGCCCTGTATCTTGAGCAGGCTATCGAGCGCAGGCTTGATGAAAGCAAACTTCTCAGGTATTTCCTTGCCATCCCGTATGTACAACTCAGCAGCTTCGTGTACCAACTTGCCATAGAGGGCTTGCTCACCCTCGGGTTCCTTGATGTCCTTGAGTACCTTGGTGTGGTAGAACTTCTTGGGGCAGGTGGTAAACGTCTTCAGGCTACTGAATGACCATGCAGGAATCTTTGCCATCAACAATCTCCGTAACTCAAACCCATACCGCTTTCGCAGTTGACTGGTAAACCTTCAGCCCACGTGGGAACCCAGCGCATACAGGATTCCACATAAGCCCGCGCTTCATCGGCTTCTTCTTGCTTAGCAACAATACCAATAGCATCGTGCACGGTAAGCACGACTTTGTATCGCTTAGCAATTTTTAGCATTTGATCGCCAATGATACACCTTGCAATGGCCTGTGTGAAGTTCTCAACAACTTTTCCACCATAAATTTTATTTGGCCCCTTGCGGGTGGTGTACACAAACTGCCGCTTGTCATCTTGAACGACCTCTTGCAAGCCGTTATAGTAGATGTGTAGCCCGTTCGGGAGGAGGATGCCTTTCTCATTCACTGTGAGCAGGCCATCTTTACCTAGCTTCATGGTCATGCCACGGCTCATGCAACGCAGGGCTTCCTGCGACTCGCGCCACAGCAGTGGGATCATGGGGTATGTGTTGCGATAAGTTTCAATAACCCGTTTCGACGCGTCGTCTTCAATGTCCACCCCGAAAGTTTTGAGTTGCGCTTTAAATTTAGGCGCTCCCATACCGTACCCCGCGCCCAAGATGGTTGTTTTACCAACAAACCTCTCGCCGTGTGAAACTTCTTCAACCGCCTTGCCGTATATAGCTGAAGCCATGATTTTGTATACGTCTTTGCCATTTGCAAACGCCTCCACTAAGTCATCCTGACTTGACTCCCAAGCCAACGTACGGGCTTCGATAGACGCCGAGTCAGCATCAATAAACACGTAACCCTCTGGTGCGAGGATCGCCTTCTTCAGCTTGCCTGCGTTCGGCCCACGGCTAGGTAGGTTCTGCAGGTTGACTGAATCTGTACCGCCCCACCTTCCGGTGTGGGCAGCGTAGTACTTCAGGGGCACAGGGAATGCCCCACGTTGGCTGATGTCAATAAACCGCTGAGTACGGGTTTCCTCTAGGGTTGACTTGGTTCCGATGCGTGCCGCGCACAGGGCTTGCACCCGTACATCTTCATGCTCAAGCAAAGCCTTGAATGCTTCATCGCTTTTGGCCAGCGCCAGTGTGGGCTTGCCCGTGGTCATGCTGATCTTGATGGGAGCTTCTACCCCCAGACCCTTGAGCATCTCAGCAAACTGATTGTTGCTCATCAACGTCTTGCGTACTTCAGCTTTGGTTTCATCGTCACCAAGGATGTGCTTGACTGCAAGGTCTTGCTTGCCCACGGCCTTCAGTGCACTGACCAGATGCGCTTGCTTCTGCGCGGCAGTGTCTTCGAGGTGCAAGGCCAAGGCTTTGGTATCCAGACGTAGCACAGGGTCGATGAACATACTCAACGTTAGATCAATCAGCTTGAGTTCGCTTTTGGGGAAGCCCGCACCCATCATCATTTGGAAGATGTCATGCGTTAACTCAACGTCATTTCGGCAGTACTCACCATACCTTTTAAGCTGCTCAGCCCCGAAGTATTCCCGCTGTATACCCGTAGCGTTGTCCACCTCTGTACCCTTGACACCCACACCGTAGCGTTCGGCCATCGCTTTGAGGGATACGCTAGCTTCTACGCCATGCAGGGCACGCCCCATACTCATAGTGTCTAGCCAACCTTTGGGTTTGATGCCGTAGCGCCATGACAGGATCGCACCATCGAACATGGTGTTGTGTGCAAGCACCAACGCATCACTCCAATCTATGCGGTCAAGCACCTTCTGGATGTATGAGTTGTTGCCTGTGATCCACGTGGTTGGGCCGTTGTCCACCTTGTACGCAAAGCCAATGGTTTCGTACCTGTTATGGCGTACGTACTCTTCCGTACTGATCTTGGACAGGCTGTACTTCTGATCGTAGTACGTTTCGAAGTCAATTGTTATCAGTGTTGTCATTTGTTTCGTTTCGTGTTTGCTCTGGGTTCAGGTTACTTGCTCCGTATAGCGCCCTTGCATCGGTGTACCCCGACAAGATACCGCCGTTATCAACCCGAAGTGTGTTTGTACCAAGCAAACTATTTTGACCGGGCGCGTTGAATGTGGCATCAGTCCAACCCTTACTCCACTCATCTTCCATGATCTGCAACGCATGTCGCGTAATGTCTGGGGCAGACATTACAGATGACCGTTTGACAACGTTGACCTTCTTGCCTTGGGTCTCATTACCACTCAATATGTTTTTCAGGAACTCACGCTTCTGTTGCTCAAGGTAGATGGCTTTGTACTTGGTTGTAATGGCTTCCAATTCATGAGGCTCCAGTGCCCAGAGCGAACGCGCACCGCTACTTTCTGTATCACCCATCGCGGTATCAACGATGCCGTTCACCAACGTAGCCCATCTAAAGTTCGGCGCTCGTTGCATAAATTCTTCTGGGTTGGTATCCATGCGATCCAATATCAGCTTTACAAACTCACACAGTTCTGTGTTCATTCAGTAACTCCTTCAGTTCTATTAAGTTATCTTCTCTTGCAACAAAGGTCAGGCCATCAGCGTTCATGATCTTGTCAAGCTCACGCTTCTGCAGTTCAGTCAGTTGACCCTTGCCTGCCTTGCATTCAATTGCTACGAACCTGCCATCCATACAGCAGATGATGTCGGGGATGCCTTGCCTGCCGTATCCGTTGGCAGGGGGCATGAAGTAGTAGATACCCAGTACATCAAGGATGGCACGCACACGGGCTTTGACTTTAACTTCTGGGGTCTGTGCCATCGTCCCTCCCGTTTACTTCAACGTATCTTGTCAGGTTAACTTCAGGGTTGCCGAATGTTTTGCCATCGTTGGCAATCTCTTTGTTGAGCAGGCCAAACGCCCATAACATTTGGTAATACCCGTAGTGATCCATGACCTTCTTCACATCGGGCAGGTACGCGGCACTGGGGTCAGACGCTAGTATGAGATACAGCAGCCGCAGGGTCATCCAATCTTGTTTTTTAAGTTGTTTCATCCGCCACCTCGATCAGTTTAGCTAAGTAATGTTGTGCTTTACGCAAGTCAGCCACACCGTTCTTATCCTTCCAACGCGTGATGTACTTCACAATGTTGCCTTCAAGAAAGCCAAGGTTGTTGCTAACAATGTAGTCCCAAGGTTGTATGGCCTTGTCCATGTAGTGGTCACCACCCACCTGCATATCATTTGCAGTGGGGAATAGTTCCAATTGTGTACCGAGTTCAATCATTTTTCTGTTCCTGTAAAAGTTTGTCGTAGTATTTCTTAGGCATCGGGGCTTTCTTATCAAGGATAGCCCTCAACCATTCAGCACCGCCAAGTTGGTTAAGAATAATCCACTGTCTGTCTGACATTCGTACTTGCCTGCCTAATAGTTTCTCAGGTGGTTTCGGTCTTGGCATTCTTTAAGTTCCTTCTTGTTGCTCGGTTGGCCCAGCATTTTGCGCAGTGCCATTTGGTGTGGCTCATTTGAATCCCACCTTCCGGTGGTTTCATCTCGTTGCACTGGGCACACTCTCTTAGTTTGTGCAAGGGTTGCTTGCTACCAATATCTAATTGCTGCCTAACGAAACCGTTCATCGCTTCAGCCCCCTGATGTACGCCGCGAAGCTATCCATAGTATCTTTCTCAAAAGCTTTGAAGCCATGCACCGCCTTGGCTACTTCTTCTATCGTTCGGTTGCGTATGTTGATTGCATCTCTGTCAGAGACGTATTCTTGAATGTCATCGTCGTCATTATTGGGAGGTATGTTTGACCTAGTTGTGTACAAGGCGTCACAGTATTGGCATGTCCAAATGTTTGTTCGTTTGTCGGTGTTCTGCCATTTATGTTTGCAAGTCATGTGTTCTTCTCCTTGAGTTTTGCTTCTACTGCACGCATCAACGAATCCCTGCTTGGGTACTTCGTGCCCCATAAAATTTTCAGTTGCTCATCCTCCGTCAGCCCAACCCACTCGCGGTTATCAAGCTGTTCGGCCATGTCATAGAAACACGAAGTACAGTCGGGGCAAAAAGAAACTGGGATGATTCCAAACTCTCCATGCACGCCGCCTTCATCGTCAGTAAAACCGCATTGGCACACACTGCATTTATGTTCAGTCATGTGTTCTTGTCCCTTAGTTTTGCTTCAATGGCTCGGGCAAGTTCCATGTTGGCCGCCCAACCCACACGATAGATTTCACCGATCTCTTCGTTGGTCAGGTTGACCCACTCACGCTTCTCTACTACGTCAACTGTTTCGTCAGCTACTCGGCTGTCGTAGCAAGCGCATCCACGCTCCCAACATCTTCTGTCAATTATTGTCATGTATTCTTCTCCTTGAGTTTGGCAATAGAAAACCGCCCGATCATTCGGTACTTATGTTTGCTTTCTTTAAACGGCTTGTGCATTTCAAGCATCGGGGCTTTGCGTATAAATAAAAAGTGACCTTCCGCATCACCTGACAACTCAGCAAACTGAAGTGAAAATTCCAAGCGGGCTTCTTGTGGCGTATCCCAGTAACCGCCATCTTCCTCAGTCTTTGGGTTCATGCCAATAAGATAATGCCCAGTGAACTCCAACGGATAGTCTTCGTTCTCAGGCTTGTCTCCCCCAAACCCAAACATCAATGGCTCAGTCATGTGTTCTTCTCCTTAAGCTTGGCTTCAATGGCTTTGTAAGTTTCAAAGTAATCACGCCCTTGACAGGCAAACGCTTCATCTTCCGTCAGCCCAGTCCATGTGCGCGGTAGATACAAAGGCCACACCTGACCAAGCGGTGTAAACAAAGGGCTGTCTTTGTCTGTGCTGGCCACGTCATTAGTTGGGTCGTACCATGCTGTTGGTTTCATGTGTTCTTCTCCTTGGGTTTGCACTCGTATGTAGTGCTTTGCACCCAAAAACCACCAAGTTTGTCACACTCATGTGCAATTGTTGATGCCGACATAGCCCACCCAAAACCAAATGTACACGCGAGTACTAATGACGCGATAAAACCTTCCATCATGTGTTCTTCTCCTTGAGTTTGGCTTCAATGGCTTGGGCGACAACACTTGCATCAACAACAAATCCCGTGTTGACTGATTGCAAAGTATCTTTGCGCTCCTCATCCGTCAGCCCAACCCATGTGCGCTGTGGTGAGGTGGTGTAGAGCTTTGTGCCAACAGGCAACATTTTTGTAAAGCTACATTTAAACGCCCCTTCAATAGCATCCACAATTTCACCCACAGGCTCATGCTCTGGCTCTGCCAAGGCTTCTTTGATGGCGGTGAGGGCTTCTTTTCGTTTGGGTACAGTTCTCTGTGATGTGAACCCCCACTCATCGCCAATATCTTCCAACGCATCCCATGCCAACTTCAATGCTTCGTCTTTAGTCATGCTTGTCTCCTTTTACCCACGCAACAAAGTCTGTGCATCGTTTTTTCCAACCCCAATTACTTGTGTGGGCTTGAGACATTGTTAGTGGTTTATAAAATCTTGGTTTGTGCTTCAACCTGCAAACATCCATTGGGTGGTCTGGGGTTGCGGTGTAGTTTGTGCAATCGTGACAAAAGCGGACTGTACTCATGCTTGTCCCGTTATGTTGATGGCCTTTAAAACGCGATTACGCAATGTTATATCTGCGCCAAGCAACGCAATATCTGCTCTTGCAACACAGCGTTTTCGCTCGGCAGAAGCGACAAGGGCGGCAAACTTCTCTGCGTATTCAAGGCCGATGATGGGCATCCACTTCACATCGGTTGCAATATGCAACCCCGCCTCTTGCGCTATTCGGATAATGTCGTTTCTGTTCATGCCTTCTCCTTGAGTACGGCTTCAAGCATATCAAGTGCCTTGTCCCATGCGTCATAGTCCAACTGATTGCTGAACGCTTTCATCACAAGGCGAGCCGCGCTCTCAATCCTTCGCAGGCGCTTGACCTCTGCCTCAAGGTCAGCAACTCTAAAATCCATCTCCCGTGTTTCTTCATCCATATTATTCCCCTAGTTCATAGAAAATATCATCGATCACATTCTGTACGTTATCCAGTGTGTCAGCCATATCCGCTTTTTGTATTAACTGCTTTGCTACAAGTACCCTGATGTTCACAAGGGCTACGTACATCTCTTTACCTTTGACTGCGTACAGTAACCTGCGCTCATCTTCGGGGTAGTTAAACTCCAGTACAGCTTTCATCTTTATCCTTTGGTGTTAACCAATACACATCGCCTACACGATGCCCGATGTAAGGTATGTCATCCATCTGGTGCACCATGCTTAGCAATGCAATGTCTTTGCGTATCCACTCAGGCAGGGCTTCGTGGGTATAAGACGCATTCAGCTTAGCTTCTGCGCCTAGAAATACCGTGACCTTCCAACGCCCTGACTTGGGCATCTTCACAATCCGGTACATACATTTCGGGTTCCGTTCCATTACTTCCTTAGATGTGCACCGTGACTCCATTCGGTGCGACAGTTTGTTTATTGTTAATGCACCAAAGCACAGGGGCTGGCCAGTCACCACCCCAGTCACCAAACACAACACCATCCGTCAGCATCACAATACAGTCCGGCACAATGCGCTGCTCACGCATATAGCGTGTGACGCAACTCGGTTCTGTACCACCCCCACCCTTGGGCTTAGTGCTTTGATGCAGTGTACTGATCGAATCGGCTTCGTAAATTTCGTGTGCAGCTACATTGTGCCCCCAATACATCAAGTCCACAAGTTCGGGTTTAACCGAATCACACACACCTTGCACCTCGGCAAGGAACGTAGCCAACACCTTGTCGTCGATCGAACCTGATGTATCTGCACCAAGGACAATACGAAACACACTGTCGCTGTACGATGTGGGTGCCATGACATCTTGGCTCATGAACCTGCGGTCGATACGTCTGTACGATGTGTAGTCATCACCGGGCTTGCAGTTGGTAACGAAGTCACGCAGTACCTCACGCCAATCCACCTTGGGCTTGAGCATCTCAAGTATGTTGCGGTCAACGTTCGCACCTGCCTTGCTTGCAAAGATGTTGCCTTGACGTAACGCTTGGTCAACTGCCTTGCTCAACTCGTCAGCCTGTTCATCTGTCAGCTTGGCGGCTCCGTCCCAATCATGTTGGTCAAAGCCCTTGGGCTTGTTGTGCTTGTTGTCTTGCTTGAGTAGCTTGAACACCTCGCCTGCATCCATGTCACGGTACTTCTCGTCAACGCATCCACCGTCAGGTAGTTTCACAAACTGATCTCTGTGGTATCTATCTTGGATGGGCAAGTTGATGACGTAGTCACACGCCATGTTCGCAAGCTCGGGGTCATCGTCATGCAGGTACGCCCACGTACGCAGGTGTTTGAAAGCGCAGTGCATCTTCTCGTGGAGCACCAGCCCCTTGAGTTCGGCATCGGTCAGCTTGGCAATGAACTGCATACCGTACTCAGCGTCAAGCCCGTTAGTGCGGGCTGTTAGCTTGGAGTCATCCACCACTTCGTTCTTGCCCATAGGGATGATGCCTGCCAACCACATATATTCTTTGTCACGTAGCAGAGATACGTGAGCACGCTCAAGCCGTTGTGTTGGTGTCATGTTCATACTTTATTCACCTTTGGATAAACAAAAAATGGTGCCCCCGTATATGCGGTGGTAAACCGGATAGCGAGTAGAGGGCGGTACGTACTTGGATCGTTTTGAATTGTTACTTCCGCTGTCTCAAGCGTACGCCTGATGCCATCGGCCAACCACGTCTGCATACTTGCTCCCATTGCCGCGCCATACACAGCTTGCTTTGCCGCATCGGTACGACACATGATCTGCATAAACATCTCACGGTTACGAAACCCGTCTAGGTTTGTATCTGAGAATACATCCATCAGTAGTTCAAGCATCTTCTGCTTGAGCGTATCTTTGTCGTTGAGTATCAGCCATGCCTTTGCTGCATTGTCTGTGTTCATCTTGTCCTCCATGATTTCTTTTCAAGGTTCTTGAGTTGCTTGATTTTGTTGTCCATCTGTTGGGCATGAAGCGCCATAGCATTGGCCAAGCTTTGGGTGATCTGCTCGTGAATAATCTTTGCAATGTATTGCTTCAGTGGTTCCTGAAGGTTCAATGTTCCATACTTA